AGACAAACTATCCCAACTTGCAGAAGGCTTAGAGTATGAAAGCAATGAGGACTACATGTCTAAAATTGAACTCTTGAAAGAGCATTACTTTAATACGAAGAAATCAGTCGTGACTAACGCAGAGGACCTGAACAGTGATCCTGTTGAAGTTGATCAAGAGGGTCCAAAAACTGGTCCCATGGCTGCGTATTCGCAAGCGATCTCAAGAACTATTCGTAAATAAATAATAGAAAGACCCAAGGAGGGAGTCAATCATGTTAAATGAAGAGCTACTAAGAAAATGGCAGCCCATTCTTGAGCACCCGGATCTCCCAGAGATTCAAGATTCGCACAAGCGTGTTGTTACGGCCGCCCTTTTAGAAAATACGGAGATTGCTCTACGCGAGCAAGCTGCGTTTGCACCACAGAGTTTATTGGAGGCCGCGCCCGCTAATGCGATGGGTGCTTCTTCTAGTACTGCTTCTGCTGGTTCTGTTGATATTTACGATCCAGTCTTAATCAGTCTGGTTCGTCGTGCAATGCCAAATCTAGTTGCTTATGACATCATGGGCGTACAGCCAATGACAGGCCCAACCGGCTTGATCTTTGCGATGCGTTCACGTTATACCAACCAGACTAGCACAGAGACATTCTACAACGAAGTCAACACTGCATTTAGTGTTGATAAAGACGACCATGCAAATACCGCGATCGGTGATGCAGCCCAGAACCTGGGTGATTCACCTGCCGATGGTTATTTGAACTCTACCAAGTCTAACCTAGAGCTCTACAACTTTATGAGTGGTATGACTACTACTCAGTCAGAGCGTCTTGGTGATGGCGCGGCTAATGCTATCCCAGAGATGGCCTTCAGCATTGAGAAGATTGCAGTGACAGCATTGTCACGCGCTTTGAAAGCTGAGTACACGATGGAATTAGCACAGGATCTTAAAGCCATTCATGGCTTGGATGCTGAGACCGAGCTAGCCAATATCCTTTCCACTGAAATCTTAGCTGAAATCAACCGTGAGTTGATTCGTACAGTTGGTACGATTGCTAAGGTCGGTGCTCAGGAAGGTACGACTACGGCTGGTAAGTTTGACTTAGACACCGACTCTAACGGTCGTTGGATGGTTGAGAAATTTAAGGGCCTTATGTTTGCGATCGAGAGAGAAGCAAACGCTATTGCCCGTGGCACTCGTCGGGGTAAAGGTAACCTGGTTATTTGTCGTTCAGATGTTGCATCTGCTCTACAGATGGCTGGTGTTCTTGATTACACCCCCGCACTTAACTCTAACAACCTAGCTGTTGATGATACTGGCAGTACTTTTGCTGGTGTTCTTAATGGTCGGATAAGAGTTTATGTAGACCCATATGCCGGAGACAACTTTATGGTTGTTGGTTATAAGGGTTCAAGTGCATTCGATGCTGGTCTATTCTACTGCCCATACGTTCCACTACAGATGGTTCGTGCGGTTGGTGAGAACACCTTCCAGCCCAAGATTGGCTTCAAGACTCGTTACGGCGTAGTTGAGAATCCATTCGCTCGCGGTACTACTGCCCTTGCGGCAACTGGTGCCCTGGCTGCTGATACCAATGAGTATTACAGGAAGGTAGCTATTAATAACCTCATGTAGTAATAATTGAGGAATAACATACTCTGAGGGGGCCTTGTGCCCCCTCTTTTTTTTCGATAAATAGTTCATGATAATAAAGAGCACTGTTACTACTCAAATATTTTATTATCGGCCAGACTATGATTGGTTGTTACAAGAGTTTGTCTGGCAATGTAGAGACATCGTGCCTGAACTTCCAAGGGTTCATAAGTTTTTAAATTTTTGGCATGAAGAAATAGATGCTACTATAAATCAGGTTAATGTAGTATACACAAGTAAAGAAGGGTCTTATAGGATTTTAAATGGCAGCTTTAACTACACAACCAACTAATCCACAATTCCTATCACCTCTAGGTTTTGATTTTCGTATCAAAAAATTACCCAATGTTAATTATTTTGTCCAGGCTGTTAACCTTCCTGGAGTACAGTTGGGAGAAGCAGTACTTCCTACGCCCTTTCTTGCTGTCCCCATTCCAGGAGATCATATGATATTTGGTGATCTTACAATTACATTTAGAATTGATGAGAATATGGAAAATTATGTTGAGGTATTTAATTGGCTTCAATATCTTGGGTTCCCAGAAAGTTTTAATCAATCAAAAGAAATATATGAAAAAGATGGTCTGAAAGGGTTGACAGGGTTAAGAAATGTTCAGAGGACTCAAAGGTCGTTGGGTGACGGTGGTATAAGTGATGCAACATTGACTGTTTTGAATTCTGCATCGACCCCTAATATATCTATTGATTTTCAAGATGCTTTCCCTACAGCGCTATCAGATCTGCAATTTGATACAAGAATGGCTGATGTTGAATTTTTAGAAGCAACAGCGAATTTTAGGTTTAGACAATTTAAAATATTCAAAATTTCTAGTAGTGGGCATGCTAATACTTCGGTGAGAATTACTGGTTGACTTCAGTGTAGTTTAGAGTTATATTATGTACTGGAGGTAAGTAATGTCAATAGATGAGTTATTTGAGTTATGGAAAAAAGACAGTGAGATTGATCGAAGTGAACTAGGTGAAGCATCCATAGCAATTCCACAACTCCATTACAAGTACTACAAGATATTTGCTCAGGAAAGATTGAAACTGAGAAAGCTCCAGGCTGAGTATAAGGTTTTGTATAAGGACATGTGGGAATACTTCCAAGGAAATATGTCCGAAGAAGATTTAAAGGGACGTGGGTGGGAACCAAATCCATTAAGGATATTAAAATCAGATCTTGCTACTTATATTGATAGCGATAAAGATATAATTATACATAATATGAAAATTGCATATCAAAAAGAGAAGATCGATTTTTTAGAAAGCGTGATAAAGACTATTAATATTAGAGGATTTCATATAAAGAATGCAATCGATTGGGAAAAGTTTAAAGTCGGCATATAAAATCTGTGAACCAGACTATGTAGATGAACATAGCAAAGTTTTAGATAAACTAATGTTTGATGTTAATTTTAAACGAGTAGATAAAATTGATAGAGGATCGTATGTACATAATTACCATCGACCGTATGGTAAATTATTAGGACCAACCAGAGATAAAATTCGAACTGTATTAGAAGTAGGTATATGGACTGGTATGGGATTGCTTACATGGGCAAAATATTTTCCTAATTGCAAGGTCGTTGAAGGTATCGATAATACATTTCGATATGAACGTAAAATTAAGAGACTTTTTGCTGATCCAGATTCAGATAAAATAAGATTAAATTGGTGTGATACTACTAGTACTGAACTCGTGCACCAGCATTTAAATCCATACAAATATAATGAGTATTTTGATGTTATATTTGATGATGGTAACCATTTTGCTAGTGGGCAGAAAGCTACAATAATTAATTTATGGAATTATTTAAAACTAGGTGGGTGGTATATGATTGAAGATATTACTGATACGTTTGAACCACCAGATAAAATACTTGAATATGCGAACGAATTAAGTGCCCGCGGACATGAAGTCGGTTGGTTTGAATTTCCTAAACAAGACAAAGATAATCACGATTCTAACTTGATCGCTATAAAAAAATCTTATCTTACCACAATGAATACTCCATCTGAAAATCCAGATGCTCCATGGGTTAGGTCTGATTGGCCAGACAGTCGTCTCTCAGACCCAACCAGAGTTAAGTCTGACTGGCCTTATGGTTTTGGATAAGCAATTATGAAAATAGCTATAACTGGTCACACCAGTGGTATAGGAAAAGCATTTGCAGAGCTCTGTGGCCACAAAAATATTGAATGGTCTGGATTTTCAAGAAGTAATCATTATGATCTTACTATGCAGCCTTTCCCAATGCGATCTCTCTTAAAAGCAACAGAAGACTGTGATGTGTTTGTTAATAATGCATACGTCGGTTTTGCTCAGGTTGATGTATTGTATGCGTTATGGGATGAATGGAACTCTCTTGATAAGCAAATCGTTTGTATCAGTTCGAGTAGTCCTGATATACCTAAAGATCATGTATGGCCATACAGTATACATAAAGCAGCTTTGGATCATGCGTGTACACAATTACAGAATATTAAAGAAAGTAAATGTAGAGTAATAAATATTAAAC